CATTTGTTATTTTTCTCCTTATATTTACATTGCGATTGCCATTGCGATACTGAAACCTGATGATGCTTTAGTATCTGCATAAGCCTTGATTGATTGTTGTGTTGCTAATTTAGTTGCACTATCTGAAGACATTGTATCTTCATCTAGTACATCTGAAATACCTGTTGTTGTTGGAAAATCTATACTGTTTCCATTTAAATCTAAATCTCCGCCTAATTCTGGTGTAGTATCATCTGCTAAACTTCCGATACCTGCTGTAATACTCGCCCAACCTGTTCCGTTGTAATATTTGAGAGTATTGTCCGTTTCATTATAAAAGAGGTCACCCTCATCAAGTGCAGTCGCTGGGTTAGTAGCACCAACTCTATATCGTTCTCCGAAACTGGTTACTCCTGCAATATTTGTAGCAACTGTCGCAATATTATTTGTCGGAGAAATTTGTCCACCAACTAAATTAACATTTGCTATTGCATTTCCAACTAAATCAACATTAGTAATTGCGTTTGCTACTGTATCAATTTCTGATGTTGCTTCATTTAAATCATCTGCGGCAGTTTCAATTTCTGCTAACTTATCTTGTACGTCTTGAATGTCAGAAGAAATATTTGCTACTGCAGTTATGTCAGCAGAAATCCCTGCAACTGTCGCAATATTATTTGTTGGTGTAATTTGACCTGCAACTGTCGCAATATTAGTTACAACTCCACTTGCTCCAAGAGTTGCCATATTGGTAACATTTCCTGAAGTACCAAGTAAATCCATGTCAGTGACAACTGCTGATGTACCCAGTAAATCTAAATCTGTAACAACTGCTGAAGTACCTAAAAGTGCCAAGTCGGCTACTGCGTCTGCTGTTCCTAATCTTCCAATTTCTGTAACTTTATCTGCTACAGCATCTAAATCGGTAACAACTGCTGAAGTTCCGAGTAATCCTAAATCAGTAACTACTCCTGCAGTTCCGAGTAATCCCATGTTAGTTACAGTTGTGGCATTACCAAGTAATCCCATAGCTGTAACATTTCCTGATGTAGCTAATAAATCTAAATCTGTGACAACCGCCGAAGTACCCAAAAGTGCTAAATCAGCAACCGCATCAGCAGTTCCTAATCTTCCAATTTCAGTTGCTTTTGCCGCCACTGCTCCAATATCAGTTGCGTCTGCCGCCACTGCTGTAACGTCACTTGTAATTCCTGCAAGTGTGGCTAATCCTGAAATTCCTGCAAGTGTTGTTATGTTAGCTTTGTCTGAAGTTGATAACCAAGTGTTTTCTAAATAATATTTTGTAACAGCGTCTTGGTTAGCCGTAGGGTTAGCGACATTTGTAATTCTTTTGCTATCTGCGTCCCACTGATCCGTAGATAAACTTAAACCAATGTTACTATCAGTAATATCAAGGGCTTCTTGAGCCATATAAAATAACTGATTACTATCTTGATCTAAAATATTTTCTGTAATCGTAGAACCATCTTGGTAATCTACTAATCTAGCCGTTCTATTACTTGACCTTATAAATTTTATTGTTACAGCACTTGCTGGAGCACTTACAAATTGTATTGTTGATGAAGTAGCAAAAGTGTAATCTGTTGTTATTGTTTGTGTTACACCATCTAATGTAACGACTACATCTGTCGTTGAAATATACGGGAAGGTTACGTTAAATGTTGTTGTTGACGCATTTCCTGTATATGTGTCTATTGCATATGCCATATTTTATTATAAAGGACTTCTTGTTCCTTTCTCTGGGAAAGGAGAAGTACCTCTTAAAAAGTTTATTAAATTATTTACTCCGTATAGATTTTGAAAAGGAATTAATCTCATAGCCCTATTAAAATCAGTTCTTGACCAAGAATAGTCAGGTCGTGTTGCTTTTAAAAATGAACCCATTGTACGACCAACTCCGTTAATAACCAAATCGTAACTAGGATTTCCAGTAATTAAATTCATTTCTAATCCTGATGATCTAAAATTAAATCTATAATCTGGTTTTAATTGACTTAACATCATATCTGCCATTGGAGGTATAACTGATGACCAACCTGATCTTTGAAAAGCTGCCATAGCTATTCTACTATAATCGTATTTTTTTCTTGTACTTCCAAATTTCTTTCTAAAATATTTTTTCTTCTGTGCTTTGTTCATACCAATAGCGTTCATATTAGTTTGAGCAATATAAGCCATACCACCAATCATTGTTGTATATAAAAAAGTAGTAAGTGTTTGAGCATCAGCTAAAGCTATATTATGTAAAAATTGTTTAGACCAAGCCGTCATTATAAATGATCTAAACTGACCCATTGTTTTACCCGTTGCTTTATCTGTGAAAAATCTATTTGTATCTCCAAGATAATTGTATTGTACTGCTCTTTGAGTATATCTATTAACTTTACGAGCAAAGTCATAAGCTAATGTTTGATTTTTCCAATTATGAAATCTAAAAGATAAAACCCTTCTACCAAAAGCAGTCTGATATGAAGTAACATTTTTACTGGCAAATTCTTTACCAATTTCCATTAATTCTTCATCAGTAAATCCTAAAGCTCTATATCGGTTTAATCTACTTTTTCTTAATGCACCTAAATCTTTACCACCTTTAGCAACATCTATTAAATCGTGAGCTAAACGGTGAACAAACAATCTCATAGTCATTCGTCTCTGAAGTGAATCTATGAAAAATAATCCTGATAAATTTCCAGTAGCTTTTTCTCCAACGCTAGTTACATTATTAAAAGTACCTTTAGATGAATTTCTAATTTGACCAATAGCTGTCGCACCCATATCTTCAATTTCAGTTGTTGTAATTGCTCTTGAAATATGCTCCATACCATTAGCAGAACCCATTACTGCAAAATCATCAAAGAACGTATCTGGTAATTCACCTTTTTTAGCTTTTAAAAGTAATTGTCTAAAATGAGGTAATTCCTGTACCAATGTAAGAAATCCTTGCTGTGCCGTAGCTACACCAAATTCAGGAAGCTGTGCTATCCCAACTTGGTTTAGAACTCTCATAAAACTATATTTTCTTAATGCCCGAAGTGAACCACTTACAAAATTTGTAGGATCATCTTCAGCACTACGACCTAATATATTTTTAAAAAAGCTATCTATTGTTTCTTTTTCTTCTTTTACTGTTTTTTGTAATTTCCATTTATTACTTGCAAGTCCAAAAGGTGCACCATAACGACCTTTAGCACCTTCTTTAGCATAAGATTCATCAATAGAAGTATTTAATTTTCTTTGATAATCTAACATACCATTACGACCTGTGATGCCCATTCGTTTATTTAAAGCTAACCAACCTGACATTTCATTCATATAAGTTTGCCAAAGTAAATCTACATCATTTTCAATAAGATCATCAAAACGAACTTTAATACCATTAATAGTTGTTTCAAATGTTTCGTTTAATCTAATTCTTTTTTCTAAACGACCTGAAGTTATTAATTCAATATTTTGTTGTAAATCTTCAATAATTTTTGCTAAATCTGCTTTATCTCCGCTAGTTGGAGTTGGTACAACATCTTCAAGGTATGCTTTTAATTTATCAGGATCTCTTAATTTAACTAATTGTTCAATATCAAAACCACCGTGAGCTTTTGACATTTGAGTTGCTTTAGCAATAGCTCTAGCTAAAATATTTGCTTTATTTGCTGGTATACTTAAATCAACTTGTTTTCCAGTTTTAATAGCATCATCTAAATCTGCCAATTCATTTTTAAGTTTTTCTATTCTTACTTCCCACTTTGCTAACGCTTTCTTTTGAGTAGCTTTTGGTTTTTTCTTTCTTAATTCTTTTAATTTTTTACCTAATACGTTTAATTTATCTTTTAATGGTTTTTGACTTTGTATTGTAATTTTCTTACCACCTGTTTTTGCCGTACTTGCAAGACTACCAATTGTATCTCCTTGCTCACTTTTAATAGCCCGTTCAATTAATGTAACAATACCATCAAATTTTATCCTCTTTTCTAATTCTCCAAACTTTTCGTGAGACATTTTTCGAGGTAAATATTTAGGGTGTATTTTTATATTTTTAGCACCATCAAGCGTACTTTTTGAAATATGATCTGCCATATAAGCAAAACCATTTCTATATTTTTCAGCAGCTTCATTTATAAGTTTATTTTTTGATGGAACACCACTTCTTATAACTCTAGCAACTTCTGTCATAAAAACTTTACCTTGTCGCATAGCAGCTACACCTACTAATCTTCCGATAGCTCCGTGTCCTTGTTCCATTAACCATTTTTTAAGGATTTCGTTAACTCCATTTTCGCCACCATAAATAAGTGCGTGACCTCCTTGAATAATCTGATTTCTTATTAATTCAGCAGATGCAGGTTGAGTAGCAACTTGACCTTTTTTTGCTCCTGTTTTAAAGGTATACAAAACAGGTTCTTCTAAACCAAGAAAATTAAATAACCTAACTAATTCACTTTCACTTGTTCCTAATGCTCCCGATCTATTCCACGGCATAGTAAAAGCAAAAGGTAAATCTCTTAAACGGCCAAATGCAAGTTTAATATCCGCTATAATTCCAACATCTGAAATAATATCTTGTGTTGCATTTAAATCATTATTATTAAAAGGTTTTTTAATTTTCTTTGTATCTAATACTTTTTCACCTTTTTTTGTTAGCTTAAGCCCTTGTTCTTCAGCTTCTAAAATCATTTCAGCTTTAGCTATATTATTAAGGTTTTTAGAGGTAAGAGCTGTAATTCCTCCTCCAAGAGTGCCACCCAAAGCTAGAGCAATTATAATATGTCCAGTACCATAAGTTGGATTATCGGCAACAACGGGAGAAATAAGAGTTGCTTCTGTTCCACCATAAATTAAACCTGATCTTACAAACTTTTGAGTTCTCGTTAAAGTCGTAGCCATTTGAATAGGTTTAACTAATTTTGCCGCAGCTCCATACCCAAGCCAAGTAACAGGATCAAGTATAAAAGCTCCTATTTCAAGAGCCGTCCCCGTCCAACCCATTCGATCTAAAATTTCTCTATTCTTCTGATGTTTAATAACTCGTTGCATTGTAAAATCAAAATGTGCTCTTGATACTACCCCTGCAAATTCATTATAAAAATCAGGATTTATATTATTATCTTTCCAAGCTGCTTGGACATACTCTTTATCACTAGCAATACTCCAACCATCTTCAGGTTGAAATGAAGGAGTAGTTACCATTCTAGCAACAGCAGGGATAATCCAATTATCTCTCCAAGCTGCTGACCACCCCTCAC